TTCTAATAATTCTTCTTCCGTTGTTGAGTACAACTCCTCAAATCCTTTTCTGCCAAGTCCATGCACTCCAGTATTACTACCTCGATGGTGAATTGGACATAAGCCAATCACATCTGCATCTTTTCGTCTGCCAGCTCTACGAATATGATGGATTTCAGTCGGTGTATCTTCAATCTTTAAAACAAATCGACATAAACTGCAACCTAGTCGTGCAATTTTGTCGTAATGTTGTCTCTGTGCTTTAGTCATTAGCTAGTTCTTGTGCAAAATCTTCTAATTTCTGTGCTTGATCTGTAATATCTACAGCTATTTGATACGCTGCAACATAATCCTGTTGATTGCAAGCCTCTGAATAGTTCTTAATCAAATGTTGCAATATTAAAAATAGATGATCTATCATAACATTCCTTTTCTTCTGTTAGCACTAAGTGTTTGAAATATCTCAATAATTCTTACTTCATGTTGCCTTTTGTTATCTAATATCTTAAATTGCTTGTATGTCTCTATCCATGCTTTGAGTGCATCATCGTATAAAACGCTGTCTAGGGCTTTTTCTTGTCTCTCTGCTACTGTCCCCTCAGATTGTAAAAATACATGAGCCTTGGCTTGTTTTATGGCTTCCTCAAGGTATTTAACCTGTCCTGATAGATTCGCATGATCTTCGTCTGAAGAAGATAGCATTTTAAGTGCAATTTCTACTCTGTTTTCGTTTAAGTTTTCAAGATTCATTTTTTTCCTTAAATATCATGCCATAATCATTATTTTGCTTTGGGATGTTTAAATTTTGTTTTTTAACTAAAAAATTCCTTTTAAACTTGGAGTAATCTACAAAATGGTGTGGCCTATTGAATCGTGTCACCATCATTGCAACATCGGGGTGCATTTCTTCTAACATCTTGGATTTAAGATAAGTCCCATCTTGATACAACTCATCGGTATTACCACCTTTCATCTTTTGCGTAGACATCTTGTCTTGTAGAAAAGCATTAAACGCAATAGTACACCAGCCTTCTTTTAAAACTCGTAAGCAAAGGTCTACATCCTCGTTAAATCGACCTCTCCACCGAAAAGGTATGTCATTTCTAATTAATAAACAAGAATAAACCTTAGTATTTAGGGTAAATGGAGGTCTATATTCGTTACTGTGCATGAAATTAGCGTAATTTGGCCCTGCTATTGCGATATTCTCGTAACGCAAAACAAAGTCCTCGCAAGCATAAAACATAGTGCCATCAAGACATTGGATTTTTTTGTTGTTGTTGGTTCTTCTAAAATGCTCGATATTGTCATCAAGTAACCAATGCCATTTGTGTCCATTAGCTATGGAATGATCCCAAGCAAAGTTTCTAGCAGGGCCACCACCTGTTTTACCACCATCATTCCAAAAGGCATCGTACTCATCCTTATATTTTTGAGGAAGTATTAGGATTTTTGATTTATCAATAATTTGAGCATACAACTCATACTCAGATTGTTCGACAATAATTTGATATGGCACATTCAATCTCTCTAATAAACGACTTGTAGGATTGATCTTGTACCTACCTTTGCTTAAAATGTAAACAGGAAATCGTGGGTTTACAGGTGTTTCACTTTTGTAATAAAAGTTACTTGGCCTTTCATTCAATGGAAACCATGCTTGTTTATCAAATTCCCCTTGGTTACCATCAAACATTTTTTGTTCGTCAAAGATATGTTTTCTAGCTTTTTCTTTAAATACCTCGTAATCTTCTTTAGTCCTAAACTTAAAGGTAGCAGTGTACATAGGCTTTATTTCTTTTTCCATTACATACTCTGGCATACCTACCCAATCATCCATCGGATCAAGAAGTATTCCATCGAATCCAAATAAATCATCAGTCATAGTCATCTCACATTAAACAAGGTTCATAAACAGGTTTTACAGGTTTGACATATACAAAAGTCCAACCATTACGAATAGCACAAATGTCTATCGCCTCTTGCTTAGTTCGTGTCATACGCATTAACTCGCCATCTTCGTTGTAAATCTTGTATTTCATTATTTATCCTTTGTAAGATTTATTTTTGATCATTTCATGTATTATTTTTAATTGCTCTTGCACAAACTCTTTATCTTGAGATATATAACTTGTTTCATATCCAATCTCATAATTAGGTTTAGATGGGATTCGTTCACCAGTCATACAAAGTTTTTTCACAGCTAATGCACTAGGAATAAAGGTATCATCCATAGAATAAATAGCCTGATCAAGTTTAGGTCTGTAAGTTAAATAAATACCAAGGACTTCTTTCCAAGTATCTCGAACAATCTCAAGATCGACTCCTTCCCAATGTCTGATAAAGGTTGCACCATAAATAGCACCCATTCTTGCAAATAAATAATCTAAACCCTCATCAGGATCACAAAAATCACTTTCCAAGTAATTTGACATCTTTATTACCTCCTATGATTCCTCTAGTTAAACCAGACATGACTGTGCTGTTTCTTTGCTCAACTGTCTTTTTCTCTTTAATCCACTCAGCCTTAAACCCTCTCCATCCGTTTTGGCAACAAAGAATCATTACCTGTTCAAGAGTTAAATTAGCTTTTTGTCCTTCTTTCGCTAAACCATTCATTGCAGTTTGAGTAACAGGTGCTTTTAATCCTTTCCTTAACTTACAAAAATCTTTAAAGACTTCATCACTAACACCTTCAGGTGTAATAGTATTTATATTGGTTAGTGGTTCTTGGTTTATGGTTAATGGTTTATGGTTAGTGGTTAAGGTTATTTGTGGGTTATTTTCAGAAACCATTTCGGTTATTGATGGGTTATCTAAGTTATTGATTTTCTTAGGTCTACCACCTAATTTACCCACTTCTCTATTTACTTCAGCCTTGCTATGATATTTTGAAATTTCAAGATCACAGCGTTGGTGATGCCATCCATCATCTTCTAAAACAAAAAATTCTTGTAAAACTTCCTTTACAATTACCACATTACCCTTGAGCCGTAACCTTCTCATAACCGATTCGGTTTCAAGTGGGATAGGCAATTCAGTATCGTAATAAAAGTTAATTAACTTAAAGTAAACAGCTTCTTCTTGTAACGATAAATGGCTTGTTGCTAAGTGCCAATCTGCAATATTAAATTTGTAATAGTGCATATCATTCCTTATTAAATACATCAGGTCTAAGCATTTCTCTAGTAACTCGGTTTTCTGATAGCCTCTCAATTTCCTTAATATACTTAAATGGGATATGAGTTTGACCCCATAGCACAACAGTATTGGGTCTTAGTTGTAAAGCCTCTGCCAAGTTTCTAAGTGAGCCAAATTCAATCTTTAATAAATCCATCGGTTTCATAATTATTTCCTTTCTTTCGTAGAATATACTATACTTAATGAATGTTTGCATATATTATTTGTATTAGGGAAATCCCCTATAAAAATATGTGAAAATATTTTAAAAAAGTATTGACTTGTGGTATTTATGTGTTTATAGTTAAGTCATGCATTAAATTAAACAATGAAACGAAAGGGAAATGAAGATGACATATAAATTAAATATCAAGCGTGATGTAGATGTACATGGTGGCAATTTTTTTGAAGAAGCTGATTACATTTTAAATACTCCATCAGGTTATCGAATCAATGACACAGACATTGTTCATGTTAGAGGTTTCGATTCAATGGCAGAAATAAAAGCCTTTGTAAAAGATGGCGGTGTTATTCCTTGTAATTGCCAAGAATGTGTAGGTAGCTAATATGAAAGACTACATATACGGCACTATCTTTACAGTCCTTATGAGCCTTACTTTGGCTCTTATCTATATCTACAAAACAGGAGGTTTCTAATGTCTACCTTATGGATTGACCCACTATCTGACGATGGACAAGAACTAATTGATGATCGTATCAATCAACTTATCAAGACTACTTATAAGCCAGCAGCAATGATTATGGAAGCTGTTTATGAATTTACAATGGCTGACCATGATAAAACTGTTGAATTTGTAAACGAAAACGATATGCTTGGCCTCGGTAATTTTATGTATTTAAAAGCCTACGACTTTGCATACTTATTAGCTACAAAACAAGCTGAGAAAGAATTTTTCAATGGAGAATTAAATGACTAAAACTAGGAAATATACTCGTGGTGACATGGCTTGCTATCAGATGTATCACGATTTAGATGAAGTGTTTGGCAGTCTTAATGTGCTTAGGCATTATCTTGAGACTGCACAACCTATCAGTAGTCATGTAGCTAAAAACGCATTAAATGGCATTTTCACACAACTCATCCATGCACAAATGAACATGATGGATGAAGCTAACTTGGAGTATTAATATGAGCAAATACCTAGAATTACGCAAGATTAACATTAATGAGCATACAGAAAAAAAAGGTAAATTTACCTATTTATCGTGGGCATGGGCAGTAGATCAGCTATTACAACTAGACCCATTAGCTACTTGGACTTACGATCAACCAATGGCTTTTGGTGATACTTTGATGGTGTTTTGCACAGTTGAAGCCTTTGGTAAGAAGATGACTGCACAGTTACCAGTTATGAATAATCAAAATAAAGCTATGACTAACCCTGATAGTTTTTCAGTAAATACAGCTATGCAACGATGTCTGGCTAAGGCAATAGCATTACATGGTCTTGGTCTTTATATCTACGCTGGAGAGGATATACCAAGTGATTCTATTGATGAGGAAACACCTGATTTAACTGATCTTTGCACTAACTGGTGCGATATGATTAATGAGTGCTTAGATATGGATACGCTTAAAGCTGCTTATGGTCAAGCGTATAAAGAACTTAGCAAGGATAAGATAGCGATTGATCGTATTAGTAAGGCTAAAGACAAGCGTAAGGCAGAACTAATATGACAATAAGTGAGCAAATAGAGTCTTTATTATCCAAGCAAAAAGAAATAGACTATATCTTGGCAACAGAAACAATTAAAGAGTACCTAGTTACATGGCCTGAAAATGTCGATTCTAAGTTATGGAATCATCGTCTTGAATCTTTACTGAGGAAAATAGATGAAAAGTTTGAAAGAACACAGAAGTGATAA